CCGTATGCCTGATGTGCGTGATAACGCAGTCCAGTATAGAACGCGATGTCCATTGGCTGCGTCCAAGCGCCAGCACGCTTACCAATCAGGTAGTTGTAGTCCGCATCTGTGTGCCAATTTATGATAAGTCGCGCCGACGTACTTACGTTTTGGTTGCCTATGTAAATACTAGTACCAGAATCAGTACTTATCTGTGCAAGTCTAGAGTTGCCATTCCCGTCTACGTAGTAAGCGGTGTCGTTTAGGTCATAGAAAATGGGAGAACGAGCATCCCCATATAACAAATTTGGGCGACCAGAGTAATAGTTAAAATAACTCAGATAGCCATTAGCACAGTCTATGTGCAAATTACCATCCGTCGCGCAGACAGATGCTTCAGAGCCCGGTCTACCGTTCGTACCTACATAAAGATATGCACCCCACGTTGGGTTAGGTCCGTGCAGCGTACCGCCGCGAATACGAAGCGCAGAGTTACTCGTGCTGTTCGGGTCTAAGTAGTACCCGGTGTCGTTGCTGTCGTAGAAAATGGGAGAACGTAAAGAGTAATCTGACTGTACATAACCACTAGTGTCGATATACAGCGCGTCTCTTCTAGTACCATAGTCTTTTACATAGAATGTAAGCGAACCCGGCGACCAACCACCAACGGTTCCGGCGGCTTCTTTTTTAGCAATTATTCCGGCAAGTGCAACAGAGTTTCCTGCTCCAGTAGCCCCTTCTGCGGAAACAAAACTAATACCTGCGGTCGTCTGGTTTCCACCATTGTTATTGTAAATTACGAGTCCCGGTATGTTGCCGTTTATCCCTGTCGTAGAGTTATCACGACGAACTATTAAACTTGCGGTCCAATCACCCGGGTTTCTATAAGTGGCTCCTTCCCATTGATAATTACTTTGCCCGTTTGTAGTTTGACCGACAATATACTGATAGTTTAAGGCTCCAATGTTATAAAGAATTGAAGTACTAGCCGGGTCTACGTAGTAACCGGTGTTGTTGCTGTCGTAGAAGATTGGGGCGCGGAAGTCAGAAGAAGCAAAACCCGTTCCACCAACGTGAAGATTATAAGAAGCGTAATTATCTCCGCCGGAGTTAACACGGAGACTGCCGGCACTATCAACAGTCATTACTCCGCTGTCGCCGCTATTACGCCAAACAAAATTAGCGCCAGTTCTATAGTAAGTAGTACTGCTATTAGCAAAGAAAAATCTAGCTTGACCCTCGTTTGATGTATGCCAAGTACCCGTTGCAGGATTTAAGTTGTTAATCGTTGCAACGCTTAGTGCATTGATGTTGCTGGTGCTAGCGAAGTCGCCGTAATAACCGGTGTTGTCGCTATCATAGAAAATGGGGGCGCGGAGGGACCCTGTGGCTTGGGTATAGTTTGCGCTTCCGTATACGTTTAGACGCGCGCCTCCTTTACCGTCAAAAACGTTAAAGTTTCTAAAATATGAAGTACCGCTAGCGTATCCGAAATAGTTAATTGCTACGCCAGCACTGTCACTTGCAGTAGCCCAGTTTTCAACCGAATCATCACGAAGTACTAAACGGCCACCCGTAGCACTAACGTATCCCGCTCCAACAAAAGATGCACTACCAGACGGGTCTACGTAGTAACCGGTATTGTCGCTGTCGTAGAAAATCGGTGCTCGGGCACTGCCGGCCATTAAAGTATAGCCGCCCGTAGAAACACGAAGATATTCAGTATTGTTGGCGCGAAGTACAACATCGTGGTTCGTCAAAGAACCAAACATTGCATAGTTCGACGCGTCAACACCAAAGAATGCAGTTCTACCAGAGCCGTCTGACGCCCCCATGTAAGCGTTAGAACTTCCGTAAGAACGGACTGCGCCTATAGAAGCACCCGTAGCTCCAGTACCGCTAAACAAAGTAGAGCCATCAAACGTCAGGTTGGCCGAACCCGCAGCGACACCACCGTTGTTATAAATAACCTGAGTATTTGAACCGGCAATCGGACCCGGAGGACCAATCGGACCGGTCGGACCCGTGGGGCCGGTAGGACCAGTCGGACCAATCGGACCCGGACCGCCAGTCGGACCTGTCGGACCCGTAGGGCCAGTAGGACCCGTAGGACCAACAGAACCCGGAGGACCAGTCGGACCCGTAGCGCCAGTAGGACCCGTAGGCCCCGTGGGGCCGGTCGGAATCGTAAAGTTGAATATGGCAGCGGACGACGTGCCAGAGTTAGTAACCGACGCAAGTCCACCTGCAGGACTCGTTGTAGTCGTACCAACAGCAATCGTCGCAGCAGCACCCGTAGGGCCAGTCGGACCGATTGGACCCGTAGGACCCGTGGGACCTGTCGCACCGGTTGGACCAATCGGACCTGTCGGACCCGGAGGACCAATCGGACCCGTAGGACCTGTGGGGCCCGTCGCGCCAGTCGGACCAATCGGACCAGTCGGACCCGGAGGACCAATCGGACCCGTAGGACCTGTGGGGCCGGACACGCCAGCCGCCCAAACACCGTCACCACGCCAGAACGTAGAAGCCGATGCACTCGTACCGCTATTGAGATTGGTAACAGGTAAGTTACCCGTCACGCCCGTGCTAAGCGGCAATCCCGTAGCGTTCGTCAGCGTTACGGCGCTAGGCGTATCGAGATTGGGCGTAGTCAGAGTCGGGCTGTTGGATAGAACAACACTACCTGAACCTGTTGAAGTCGTAACGCCCGTACCGCCATTCGCCACAGTAACCGGCGTGGTCAGGCTAAATTGTGTCCCACTAAGTGTGAGACCGTTACCTGCCGAGTAGATCTGAGCAGATGAGACTTGAACAAACGTGATCGCCGTCGTACCAAACGTAATGACGCCCGTGGTATTACAGACATACGTTTCACCTGCACCGGTATTACCCGAGGTGATGAAGAACGCATCGCCGTTACCAAGCGAATTAGGACTCTTCAGCCCATAAGTATCTGCATCTGTCGCACGCGTCAAAACCCAAGCAACTGAACCACTACCAACGGTCGTGACGGTATAAACACCGTTCTCAAACGCATTAGTCTGGTTGTAGATAAGGATTCTGTCGCCCGGTGCAGCAGTCGGGCCGTCCGGTGCAAACGCAGCAAGCGTGCCGTTATTAGTCAGCGTTGCGCCGACACCCACACCCGGACCACCGGGTTGGTTATAAATAGCAACAAGATTGCCTGTAGTACTTGGGACTTCGTACTTGACCGGCTGATGATACGTAATACCCGATGAAACGAGGTTATCTACGTACGTTTTATTAGCGATATCGTTAGCGTTTACCGGCGTTGTTGAGACCGTGCCGGTAGTGGTAGCAATAGAAGTAAACGTACCCGCTGCAGGGGTAACAGCACCAATCGTGCTGTTCTCGATTGTGATCCCACTAACGTTACCAGCCGCGTCTTCGTAAACCGCTTTACCTGCGGGATAATCAACAAATACGTTCTTAGTACCTGCTGAAAACGTAACAATTAGCCCCCCGTTAGAAGAGGCTAAAATCGTGTCGCGGCTTAATAAAGTGCCCGACGCCGTATACGTACCGATACCGACTTCCCACTCGCTAACAGCTTGGTGAGCAATCGTGTAGTACGTTGTATTGCCGTTACCAACAACAGCAAACGACTGATAACCGGATACAGCCCCATTAAGGGTTACTGCACCGGTACCAGTAGTAGTTGTCGTCTCGTAGACGCGATCAGCAAGGATAAGAGCCATTTCAGGCTCCCATCAATTGATCTTCCATAAACCAACGCTGTTGGGTATTGCCTTTGTCATCGGTCCATTCAACGAGGAAGTAAACAACCCCGTCTTCAGTCATACGCAGAGCAACTACCGGGCCTTCCGGTACCACAGCCTTAACGCGAACTAAGTCACCTTTCTTAAACATAAATTACTCCTTAAGCAGCGTCGAGGCTGAAAGTGTAGGTTACGTTCAGCGTATCACCCGAAGACACGCTACGGTCGCCCGGCGACTGAAAATCAGAAGCCGAGAACAGAATGCCAAGGGTACCGCCTTTGACGTTGTTACTGATGAGGAACGCTCCACCCACTACCTGCGTTGCGTTAATGTTGAACTGAGCCGGGGCTAGCGAGTTCGTGATAACAGACGGGTCAGCGTTCGTTGCACCACCAAACACGCAAGCGGGGCGCGTAGCGTTACTGTACGGGGTCACTTCCGTCCAACCCGGATGAAGCGCCGCTGTATCTGAAGCCGCCGGGTTGTTTGACGATGCAGCGCCATAGAGTCCGATGTACCACGTAGCAGTGTAAGTACTGCCGAGGAAGTACTTGTCGTTCATGTCCTGAAGACCGCCGTTCACCACGAGGTTGTGGGACTCAGCAGTCCATTTTAGGTTGCCGTCTTTGTCACGACATTCAATACGGTATACGCCACCTGCACGGGCGTTCTCACCCGAACTGAACAATTTTTCAAGGGCAGCGCCAACTGCGTCTGCTGTCTTGGCCTTTTCTTTAAACATGTCTATCTCCTTAAGTGAAGCGAAGCAGCGCAGAGTTTGATGTATTAGGGGGCATCTGCACCGTAAAGGTGTTAGTAGCGGTTTTGTCCGCGCCAAAACTAAGAACCGCTATCGACTTGTTGCTCTTGCTTACGTTGTAGATCAAGCCCCCTGCCGCTGTGAAACTAGCTGGGGTCCACACCGCGTTATTAAAGTTGACGTAGACCACACTGTTTAACGTGTTAATCGTCACACCGGTCAGCACCTTACCGCCCGCTGAGTACCCTGTTCCGACCACCTCATTGGTAGCGGAGTAGACCGTAGTGTTTTCACTAAGGTCCGCAGTACTGTAGTAGAGGGCAAGCTTCAGCGTGTCCGTCAAAAGGTTGTGTACCCCTTGCAGGATTTCGGCTTTGAAACTCAGTGTTTGAGTTTGAAAAATCATGACGTGACCGGCACCCTAACTTGACCCGACCGGTACGCATCGCGACGGTTAAGCCCATCACCCAGACGCATCAACTGCTGAATGGCTTCCTGATACTTCTGCTCGTAGTACTGCATCATGTCGGCCTCACCCTTCAAATAGGTGTAAGCCTCTCGCAACGTACCGTAGAGCAACACGTTTTCGTAGTTATCACCAAGCCATGACGTACCAGCCGTAACAATAGAAGGCGGGTAATAGTAGTAGTGCATCTCTACTTGATAATTCAGATCGGGCGTCGGGCCAAGGATAAAAGTATTATCATCAAAAATCGCGTAATACTTTGGTTTCCCCGTATCGTCCGGATCAGGATATGACTGACGGATAAAGTTTACGTCCTTATCCAGCAGGAACTCCTGCGCGTTTGTTACCGGATCAATTACAGCCAAAGAGAACGTCGCAAGCCAGTCATTCGGTAGCGTCAGGTACTTATTGTTGATGGACAACGTACCGATCTGATTACGCCGAATAGCCGGGATCTGAACCGCGTTATAAATCCGCTCTTCCGCAAGCACCACAAAGGTAGGGATATTCGCCACGAACGACGATTCCGTCGATTCGCAGTACTGCTGTACCAATGTGTTAAGCGTTGCGTAGTTCATATAACGGAATTAACGCTCTTTGCCCTGACGCGTCAGAACCCCAGCCAAACCGCCCTTATTGAGGTTCACTTCAGCAATGAACTTCTTACCCTTAGTGGCAGCGCCGGCACCTTGCATGTCCATATGGGTGACACCCACATTGATGTCCTTCTCAGGGTAGCCGTTCTCGCCCGTGGGAGCGTTGTTCGGCTCAGGCTGCTTGTACTTGCCGATGGGATTCATATCCCAATCAAAAAATTTAAAATCTGGCTTACCCATATTAATTACCTCGGGCCAGAAGATTTACGCATCGGGCTACGTTGGTTCATCACCTTAGCCATATTCCGACCGTACTTCTTCATCTCGCTGTTGGTCTTACCGCCAGCACGCATATTCTTAACTCGACCCGGACCGTGAGCTTTGCTCGCCGGAAGGGCCGCATGTTTTTCAAGCTTACTCGCCATTTCAATACTCCTAGGTCGTTACGACCGTTACATCGCCCACGTACCCTTTGGATACGAGATAATTTGGGGTCAGCCCTGCATCATCTGCACGAGCCCCGCCAATAGGGTTCCAACCCCATTGGATCATTCTACTACCACCTGCACCGTCATTACCCGGTGCAAAGTACGTCGTGTCCGGTCTTGGGTTTCTGATTGCCTGCGGATCATCTACCGGATAAAGACCTAGCGACAACTGCGGTTGATCAGGTTCCCAACACTCTATACAGACAAGGATGTTGACGTTCTTGGTTTTAATAACAAGCGGCTTAAGCTCTTTAAGCTTATATCGCCACCCGCAGCGGTCGCACTGCGAGATAGCATTTTTGCCACTTGCAAACCGATTAGGCATTAGTAGCCTCCCAAGAAGCTCTCACGCGGCACAAACCGTACCGCAGCCTTCTCACGATCCTCGCCCGCAGCCAAGTCCCAAGCCTCGTCGTACTGTGCTTTTAGTACCATAGTACGTGCATCAGCACCGGGAATTTTCATCGAGAGCATGTAGGCCAGCCCTGCGACCATACAAGGCAAGAAACGGAACGGAATGTCCTGACCGTTGGAGCCATTTCCAACATCGAACATCCGGCGCAGACGGGTGTAATACAGCGTATAAGTCGTGCTGTTGTCAGGCTTCGGCCATACCGTGAACTGCGGATAGACCACGTTACCTGCTGAGTCCGTTGCACCCGTACGTCGGTTAATCCAAATCTGAATCGGGCGACCCGTCGCGTTCTTGTTCGGAATCGCCACGTAAGTGCTGGAAGAGATACGGCTGATATTGATATCGACCTGATTCGTGCCCGTACCCGTACGGATCACGTGGTCCAGCAAGTCAACCGTGTCAGCCGGAAGGTCATAGGTACCGGTGTTGTAGGACAACGTGTGCGTGCCCTGCTCAAGCGTCCAGAGGTTAATACCTCGGTTAGCCCAGTCCATCAGGAGCAAAGAAAGACTACGCTTCGCAGTACGCAGGTCATACCCGCTGCGAAGTTCCGCACCGCATCGCTCGAACGCCTCTTCAACAATCGTATTGAGGTCGAGGTTAAAGTCGGTTGTGGCTGTAGTCCTGTCGGCCATTACTTTTTGACCTTTTTACTTGCCCGCTTGGCGGAAGCTGCGCGTTTTAGCAGCAACGCCTTTGGGTTGCCGTACAAATTGCTTGCCTTGCGCTTTACCTTTTCGCTTGGCGGCGGTGGTTCGGGCATATTCGGCGGGGGAGAGAGCTTTGATAGCAGCCTCTGGTAAATACCTTTCACCCGTGTCAGTAGATCGTTTACCACTTTTTGTCCTCCACTTCTGTTCAGTCCACGCCTTCAAAGAACGTTGCGGCGCTTTCATCCTCGATAGCCCCCGCCCTTTTCCTTGTACTTTTTAGCCAGTAGCTGTGCCTTACGTGCTGACCATTGACCAGCCTTGGTACCCTGCACAGCCCGTCCTTTGATCGATTCAAACAGGCTCTTACGCATACCGGGTTTGGTGTAGTTACCGGCCTCGTTGACCTTACTCTCACCACCTTTTTTGTATGTACGAATAGGCTTACCCGTGCCAATCACAGGCTTAGAATCCCCGCGCCGCTTAGCACGAGGAACCTTGCCCGGAGCAATCGCGCCCATACCGCGAGAGGGCATCATACGTATCGACCTCGCGTTTTACCGCGCTTTGCCACGCCATCACCACGGCAGCAAGAACTCATCGTGCCGCCCTTACGAGCAGTACGGACGCCGCGCTTTCTTTCTTGCATAAAGCGCCCTTGCTCCTCCAACTCCTGTTGTCTACGCTCTTCCATATACTCATTGAACTTACGACGCATGTCGTCTTCTTCGGGCTTCTTTTTTGCCCTAGCTTCGTCTGCTATACGTCGTTCGCGTAGGTACCGCTTAACCAAGTCTTTGCTTTGTGCAAGTTCGCGGGCTTTTCTATTTCGCTCAGATTTAGCAGTTAGTTCGGGGTAAAGTTGCCGACCCGCTTCAGGCGAAATAATTACTTCCTCTTCTACATCGCCACCTTCTTCAAACTTCTTAAATCGTGGCTTAGGCGGACGCGGTAGGCGCGGCTTTTTAAGAGCCATAGCCCCAAACCGGGGCATCTTCTTTTTAAACATGCCAGCCGTGTATTTGGGGATACGGTTCATACTTAGACCATCTTACCTCGGGTCTTACCCTTTACCGCACAGCCATCAGCACGCTTAGAAGCGGAAGAGGCAGAGCCGCCCTTAGCCATCTTCTTAGGTGCAGGGGCTTTCCTACGTGGGATGTCAGCGCCGAACTCCTTACCTGCCGGAATGCCCGGCTTTTCAGGAAGCATTCTGCGAGGAATCAGGTCGTCCATCGGGGACGTGGTAGGACTTTTTGGAGGAGCTTGTTTGCCAGCCATTAGCATTCACCGCCGTAACGCATTTTGACGATCTTGCCCTTGGTCTTGCCCTTGTGAGCAACGCCATCAGCAGCCTTGCGGTAAACCATACCGCCTTCCTTGTAGCCTTTGACCATTGCACGGCCCATCGTGTCCGCCGTACGACGCTTCATAGCACGACCGGCCTTGTCAGCCATTTCCGCCTTTTCGTGCTTAATCATCGACTTCGGAGCGCCTTTCTTTTTCATGAAGGCCACTTCCTTTTTCATCATTGCTTTGGACTCTTTCATTGTTCCTCCGGAACCAAATTTACGGCCTTTATCGGCCTCGACGTAATCACGACCCACAGATTGCGGAATACCAAGACGCTTAGCTGCTTTGGGGTCGTGAGCAACCATCGCCATCAGACGGTGTTGTTTGCCAGATTTACTTGGCACGGTTCTTCCAATCTTGAATGATTTTCTTAACCGTATCCGTTTCATAAATACGAATGCCGGTCCACACGATAGTGATTAGCGCAGCGATTGAGGGAAGCACTTCGATCAACGCTCCTACCATCGTGAAAACAGACAAAGCATCCATTCCAGACTTAGCGAGTTCTTGCGTTTCTTGCTTCATGTCAGCAGTTCCACGCTCTAAGTGATTTATTAATCCGGCTATTGGGGTCGTTAGCAGTCTTGGCACTCGTGAGCTTTTTCTTCATACCCGACATCCGGGCACAAAATGATTTCTTACGGGCACCGCCTTCCGGCTGAGGACGCTTCAGACCCGGTTTACCGGGATTAGCACGGTTATAGGAAGCCCGACCTTTGGCATTCAAGCCGCCAGCCGGGTTTTTCCCTTCTTTCCGCTGCCAAGCGGGTGACTTAGGCATAAAACACCATCACCGAAACTACGTCCGTCAAATCAACATAAATGTTGGTCTGAAAGAGCAAGCCTTGATCAGGGATCAGGATGTAGTCTGGATTCGAAGACGCAGCAAGGGTATTGACGGTCAGTTTGACCGAACCCGAAGCCCCACCGTCCCTAAACACTACACTACCTGCCCCCGTGTCGGGGATGATGTAAATAGCCTTAACGCGGTTACGACCGAGAGTGTTACCTGCCTGATCAGCGAGGAGCCCGTCAGTCGTTCGTACCGCACTGGCTAAGACATCTGTTTGCATAGCCATGTGTGGCTCCTATTAGGCGATGACAGCCACGCCGGTCATAATGTCAATCCAAGCCGAGCCGTTGCTATAGCAAACCGCGCCCGCACCCGAGTTGGCGTTGCTCACGAAGAGAATACGACCAGCCGTAGTTGCAGAAGGGAGTGCACTAATAACCGCAGCCGGGAGAAGAACCGTGCCAGTAGCAGCGTTGACCGAACCGGTCAAAGTGCCCGAGACGTTACCCGTCACGTTACCCGTCACGTTGCCCGTGACGTTACCAATAATCGCGCCTTCAAAACCATTGTCCGATTTGACCGGACCTGAGAACGTTGTACGTGCCATTTTATTTCCTCACATGCGAGTAATAACGGTGCTTATCAGTCTGCATGTCGTCAGTCGGGTCTGTCTGATAAGCGATGTTTCCCGATAAGCTCTATATAAACCTAAAAACTTAAAAAAGAAAGGGGGGCCGAAGCCCCCCTTCCTAGCTCGATCAGGACGAACCCGGTGAGCCAAAGATACCCAGCGGATCCGACCAGCCGAAGCTATAACGCTCGCGGCTCTTGTAGCGGACGTTGCCGGTATCGAAATCCCCGTCCATGCTGTTCGCAAGCGGGGTACGGACAAAGTGCTTCATGCCGTTCGGAACGTCGGTCTTGAGGAACCAGCCGTTCGGATCAGTCAAGAAGTGGTTGACCGTGTAGCCTTCCGGAATCGAGCCCATCGCCTTCAACGCGTTGATGTCGTTGTCAGCGGTGGCAACGCGGAGTTCCGTATCGAGGAGGCGCTTAGCAACGAACATCAATGCCGGGGGCACGATGAGCTTGCGGGGCTTCGCCGCGATGAGGAGTCCACGCTCGTCCGTCCAACCAGCAATCTGAATCACCGCAGCTTCAAGCGAAGTCTCGTTGAGGTCCGAGGCGGTCAGACGGTTGCTGTTCACGCCGCCCGAAACGAGCGGGTGGTTGGCATTACAGAGCGACACGCCGTCACCACCGGTCACACCGGCAGCGAAAGCGTTGTTGAGAACCGAAGCAGCCTTAACCTGCTTCGTGTACGCCATAGCGCGGGCAAGAGCCTTCGTGTAGCGCTTGCTGAGCGAGTCGTACAGATTGTCTTCCACAGCCTCTTCCGTGATGGAGAAGCCGAGAGCAATCGTCTCGTGGTTGTAGCGAGCAGTCCAAGCTTCCTGCGCGTTGTCGTACGCAATCGCTTGGCCTTCCGGCTTGACCGGAGCAGCGGAGAACCCGCTGAGCTTCGTCTCTTCTTCAAAGGAACGCTCGGAGGTCTCAGTTTCGTAGATCTCCTTGTGCTCCTCACCATACTGCTTGTACTCCAGACCGAACAGGGCGTTCAGACCGGGCAGCAGCTCCTTAAGAAGTTGTGCACGTGAAATAGCCATTTCTTAGAACTCCCTATTAGG